GCTACGGGCTCAGGGGTCGCGGTCGTTCATGTACTCCAATTTCGTCGAGAGCGAGACGTGCACCCCGTGCGCCGACCGAGACGGCGACACGTTCGGTCCGACCGGCCTAGCCGAGTACGCCACGCCAGCGGTCTGGTGCGAGGGTGGCGACATGTGTGGATGTCTGATCCTGGCGCTCGATTGATGACCGACGAGCGGCGAGGGCGAGGACGCCCCAAGCGCAAACTCCCCGCCGGCATCGGCGAAGAGAAAGACGTCGTCGTCGCGCTCAACGACGGCGTGACCGAGGGGGCGATCCGCGAGCTGCGTCGACGACGACGGATCCCGCCGCACTGCGAGCCGTACAGGACGCAATGGGGCGAGCGTCACGGCCGCGACCCGGACGAGGTCACAGCGCTCGTCCGCGCCGGGGAGTGGGACTGATCGTTCCGTGACTCGCGTTCGCTTGCGCCCCGCAAGTAATCGCCCGCACCCTTTCGGCGTGCGCTTCAACGCCCCTCAGCTTCGATTTTCCGACGCCGACGACGGCCCGCGATGGGTCGAGATCACAGCGTCCGGCGTCCACAGCTCGCGCCAGGGTGACCGAGAAGTCGAGCTGACCGCAGCCGACGTCGAGTCGATTCACCGCGGGTTCCAGCTCGTCAAGGCCGAAGGCTGGTTCAGCCGCGGCGCTCCGGTCGGAACGAACCACGCGACGATGTCAGGCGCTCTCGACGCCGAGTCGACGAAGGCGCTCGGGTACATCGTCGACACGCGGATCGACCTCGCCGAAGACGGGCGCACGGTCCTGCTCGGACTCATCGACTACACCGCCGAGGGACGGCGCCGCGTTCGCGCTGGCGAGTTCCAGGGCTTCTCGATCGAAGCGATCCCCGCCGACGCTGCGAAGTCGAAGCGCACGGGCGAGCCGCTCGGCGAATGGGCTCTCATCGGCGGCACGCTGACCAATCATCCTTTCGTCCCTGGCATGGCGACTCTCGCCGCGTCGGAGACCGCTCACGCAACCCCGGAGAACCGGAACATGAAGCCGATCGCATCCCGCCTCGGACTCTCGGAGGACGCCGCCGACGCGGTCGTGCTCGCCGAGTTCGACCGCGTTTTGACCGAGCGCGACGACAAGATCGCCGCCCTGGCCGACAACCTCTCGACCGTGACCGCCGACCGCGACGCCCTGACGTCGAAGGTCGAGGCGCTCTCGGAGCGCGACAAGGCGCGCACGCTCGACGACGCTTGCGCCGTCGGGCGCTGTTCGGCCGGCGAGCGCGAGCGGTACTGGAAGGCGCTGACGGCGCTCGGCGAAGAGCACGCGAACGAGGTCTACCCCGAGCAGCGGATCGCGACCAAGTCGATCTCGACGCCGCCGGGTTCGCCCGACCAGGGCGGCTCCAAGACCAGCGTCGTCGCCAAGGTCAACGCCCGCGCCAAGGTGCTGGCCGAAGACGGACGACACAGCGCGCAGGCATTCGCCGACGCGTACCGCGAGATCGTGACCACCCCGGAGGCCGCAGCCGCCTTCAACAGCGCGGAGGCCTGAGATGTCCGTCCCCTTCGACCCCAAGATCATCGCTCGCCGTTCCGACGCTGACCTGACCGCATCTCCCTGGCGCATGGTCATCGCCGTTGGCGACAACGACACCGACATCGCGGGCGCCAACGGCAACGTGATCGGCATCCTGACCGACGACGTGAAGGACGGCAGTTCGACCGCCGCGTTCAACGCCGTGCAGGTCGGCGGCATTGGCAAGGTGAAGTGCGGCGGGGCCATCACGGCCGGCGTCAGCTTCAAGGCCGACGCGAGCGGCGACGCCGTCTCGGCGACCGCCGATAACGACATCTGCATGGGCTATATGCTGGAGACCGCCGCCGACGGCGACGTCAAGGCATGCCTCATCGCCCGTCACGTCATCAACGTCGCCTGATAGGGCGAAGGGACACACACCATGAGCAACGTCGGCACATTCACGCAAAACCGCTTCCTGACCAACTACGCCCGCCTGCTCGGGCCGTCGCTGGACAGCTTCATCGCCGATCGGATCTTCCCGTCGGTCGACGTCCCGAACCGGGTCGGGAACTTCCACGACGTGCAGGGCGGCTTCGGTGCCGCTTCGCCGGGTCACGAGATGGCGATCGTCGACGGGCAGGAACGCCCGTTGCACATCAACATCGCGGTCAACACGGCGACGGGGTGGACGCTTCAGACCGCCGGCCTCGGCGCCCAGGTCTCGAAGTCCTCCGACGCGTACGCTCGTGGTGACGGCCTCGATCTCGAACAGGCGGCGGTCGCGGTCCTCGCACGCCGGACGATGCAGATCCGCGAGGTCACGGCTGCGGCCCTGGCGTTCGACACGGCGACGACCTTCTCTGGCAAGACGGCCGCGCTGTCGGGCACCGACCAGTGGGACAACGCCTCGTCGGATCCGTCGTCGCAGGCGCAGGACGCGATCGACAACATCATGCAGCAGTCGGGCGAAGCGCCGGACACGCTGATCGTCGGCTACGAAGTCCACAAGGAGCTCGTGCGTCATCCCCTGATCCGCGAGCTGCGGAAGTACACGGGCGGCGCGTCCGGTCCGCTGTCGCACCCGGCCATCGCCGAATACCTCGGCCTGTCGAACTACATCGTCGGCTCGGCCGTGCGGAACACCGCCGTCGAGGGACAGACCGCCACGAAGGCGTACATCTGGGGCAAGTTCGCCCTCTTCTGCAAGCTGCGACCGTCGCCCTCGGCGATGACCCCGCAGAGCTGCCTCCAGCGGTTCAAGCTGTCCGGCTCGACCGACGGTCGGATCAACAGCTACGACCTCCCCGGCGGCTACACGCGTCAGCTTGACATGGTCTGGGACGAGCAGTTCACCGCGCCGACGACCGAACTCGGCTACCTGTACTCCACCGTCGTTTCGTAGGAGGTCGTCATGGCCGTTGGTTCCATTGACGAGACAATTCGCCAACACAAGGCCGGCGTCGTGTTCGAGTCGGGCGCAGGCGTCCTCGACGTGTCGGACACGTCGAAGGTGCTCGCGCTCAACGTCTCGGGCATCACGACCGGCACGACGCGGACGGTGGCGTTTCCCGACGCGAACGTGAATCTGAGCGGCATCGTTCAGGACGTCGCCGATCCAGGCACCGGCGTCGCGATCCCCGTGACGACCTCGGCGCACATCGCGATCACGACCGCTGCCACCGAGACGAACACGCTCGCGATCCCGACGTTCATCGGCCAGAAGATGATCCTCGTCTGCGACGTTTACGCGGGCGGCGATCGGGTCGTCACGTCGGCCGGCGCGGTGAACCAGACGGGCAACAACACGCTGACTTTCGGCGCCGCTGCCGACTTCATCGTACTCGAAGCGGCCCAGGTCGCGGGCGCTCTGCTCTGGCGCGTGACGCACAACGACGGCGTCGGCCTGACCACTGTTTGATGATGTACCGCGTAGCCGAAGGTCGAGCGATCCAGCACAACGGCACGGTCTACGGGCCGGGCGACGTGCTGCCGTTCGACCCGAGCGACGCGCTCATCGCTGACGGTTCATGCGTCGCGTCTCGCGCGCCTGAGCCGCCCGCTCTGCCGTCGGAGCCTCCCGCCCCGGCGCCCGCACCGTCGAAGCCTGCAAAGCGCCGTACACGGCGAAAGAAGCGGACGTGAAGATCCGCCTGCGCGTCGCCTGCACGCTCGGCGCTGCCGGCGATGTCGTTGACACCGAGGATCGCTCGGCGTTGAAGCTGCTCGCTCGTCGCGTCGCCGACCCGCTCGGCAAGGCGAAGGGCAAGGCGAAGCCGAAGAAGGCGAAGACGCCGAAGGAGGACTAGAGCGATGGCGTTCAATGCGAGCCTCGCTCTAGCCCTTCGATACGCCGCTGGCGTCCAGGCGCCGACGGCGTCGACGAAACCGACGTCGACGAACGCCACCGCGATCTGGAACGACTGCTACGACGAAGTCCGCAGTGCGATGGTCGCCGCCGAGATGGACCCGGCGACGATCACAGCGTCCTCGGTTCTAGAAGGTCGCGTGGATCAGGCCGAGGCGCTGCTGACGTCGGCCGGCGTCATGCTGGCGAAGGAGACGCTCGGCGAGCAGGCGATCAAGAACGCCGACCGCATGCGCTCTCGGGGCGAGTCGATCTTGATGGATCTGAAGCGCCGTCGAGGCTTCTACCTGAGCGCGGGTGGCACGGCGGCTACCGCCTCGTCCGGCTGGACGGGTTCACATTTCGCCGACGACCGCGACACGACGATCGACCAGACGCCCGGGACGGGTGATCTGCCCTACGCCGCCGAGGCGGTGTTTGAATGGTCAGACGATGACTGAGTCTCTCTCGGTCGTGCTCTCGGGCCAAGGCGCTCCGGTCCGACCAGGGCCGGGGGGGTCTCATCATGGCTGACCTCAAAAGCCGCTTTGCCGGTCGCATCGAAACGGGCGGCGGGATCTCGATCAGCATGGACCCGCCCGCAGCGCGTCTCGCGTCGAAGGTCGAAGCGTGGGCCGAGCTGATCGAAGACAACGGGCCGTTTTTCGCCGACGCCGAAGAGCTGATCGCGAACCACGGGCGCCGGCACTTCGACACCGAGGGCGCGGCGACGGGACCCCGCTGGAAGCCGCTCGTCGACTGGTACCGCGAGTGGAAAGAAGAGCAGCAACCCGGGCGTCCGATCCTTGTCTTCAACGGTCGGCTGCGCGCTGCGGTCGTCGACCGGCGGGACGGGTACAAGTCGAAGATCGGCAAGAAGTCCGCGACGTTCGGGATCGACCCGTCGTTTACGACGCCGGAAGGCGTCAAGCTGATCGACTACGCCCGCGGACACAACTCGGGCGTGCCTGCTCGACGGCTGCCGAAGCGCCCTGTGTATCGCTGGAACCCGACGATCAACAAAGGCAGCGCCGGCGGCACCATGACGCTCGGCACCGCCCTGTCGCAGCTTCGGCAGGCGCACGTCGTCGCAGCACGCCGCACCGCCCTCGGAGCCGACGAGCGGGCCCTGACAGGCACGACCGCCGCCGACCGTTCGAGCGCGCGCATCGAGACCATCAAGCGCCGGAAGACAAAGTGACCTTCTACGCCGGCCCCTCCGTCGTCGAAGCTGTGCGCGAGTTCCTCGAAGACGGGACTCACGGCGGCACGGGTTCGCCTGCTACGACGCTCAACGGCGAGCTGACGACGACGCGCACGGCGCTCTCGATCGTCGACGGCGACGGCACCGACGGAACGCCCGTTACGCTGCCGTCCATCAAGGAGTTTCACGACTGGATCTCGCCCGGCCCTCATGCGTCGTCGTTCCCGCACATGTCGATCGAATGGGTCGGACACGGCGGCGAGTACGACCCGTCAAGCGGTCGAGGGTTCGAGCATCAAATCCGGCTCGTAACCTACGTTCCCATCGCCGTCGTTGCGCCGTCGTCAGCCCGTGACGAAGCGCAGGCCGCCGCGTATGCCGTCGCGCTGTACGATCTGACGCTCTGCACGGTCCTCTATCGCGACTCGTCGACAGGTTCGACGCAGGGGAAGGGATTGAACAATGGCGGAACGGGGCGGGCGCAAGGCAAGATCCGCCGCTCGACCGTCACCGGCTCGTCCGTTGCCGTCGCAGGAGATTCCGGGTCGCCGGCCCTCGCATTGATCACAGACCTCACGGTCGTTACTTCGGAGCCCTATCGTGCCTGATTCCGCATACTCCGTCGGCTGGCGCACAACCGTCTACGCCGCCGCGCAAACCGCCCTCAAGACGATCGCCGCCGACGTCCCCGTCGCCGCTGACGCCTTCCGGGTCGTGTCGTTCAACGTCGACAGCAAGGCGCCCATCGGCGCGCGTCAGGACGCGCACGGGACCGCAGGCCGGCTCGGGCAGATCAACCAGCACAAGACCGTCTCGTGGTCGATCGAGCTGTACGCCACGGGCGGCGGCGCGGGAGGCACGGCGCCCGATTGGGCGAACCTGCTCACGACCGGCGGCTGGGTCGCCAGCGCGACAGCAGGAAGCTCGACGACGGTTGACACCGGCGCGAGCACGACGACCACGATCGACGTCGCGTCGACGACGTCCTGGGTGGCGGGCGATGCGCTCGTTGTCGAGAACCAGATCCGGCGGATCACGACGGTCAACGCCGGCGCGTCGATGGTCGTGACGCCCGCGCTCAGCGCCGCCCCGGCAAACGGTGCGACCGTCTCGCCCGCCATCGTCTACAACCCCGACGACAGCCGAGCGGACGCGCAGGCCGCCCTCACGCTCTGGGCGTTCGACAACCGACGGTGCGACCGGATCACCGGAGCCGTCGTCACGTCGGTTTCGCTGACCGCTGCCGGCGGCGACGAACTGCGACTGAGCGTCGAGGGGCAGGCGTACCGGGCCGACGTGATCCACTCGACCCTGATCAACGGCGCGATCAATGCGTCGGTCACTACGATCACGGTCGACTCGGGGCTCTGCGTCCCGTCGGACGTCTCGGCGACCGCGCCGGTCTACATGCAGATTAACTCCGAGGTCGTCGAAGTCATCGGCGTCTCGGGGAACGATCTCACCGTCTCGGCGCGCGGCGTCTACCAGGGCGGCGGCGCCGCAGCGTCGCACTCGGACAACGACGAAATCTACCCGTGGGAGCCGACCGCGACGTACGTCACAGCGAGCCCGATCTCACGAACGACGGGCGACCTCGTCGTCAACACCGTCAGCCTTCAGCACGGCTCGGCGTCGTTGCAGTGCGACCTCGGCGTGCGGTTCACCGAGACGAGCCACGGGCAGGCGTACGCGATCGACCACTACACGCTCAACCGCCGCGAAGTGACGTTCCAGGCGGCCGGCGCGAGCGAATACAGCACCATGGGCGTTCGCGCCCTGGAAGCCGTCAACCGAACAGAGGTTCCCGCCTTGCTTCAGGCCGGCACGACCGCCGGCTCGATCATCGCCTGGGAGTGCCCGAAGATCGTGTTCGAGAACCCGTCGTTCGCGCGGTCGCGTGACGAAGAGATGACCTACGACTTGAGCGGCCCCGCGCACGAGAACACGGGCGAGGACGACGTCTACATCATGGTCGGCTGACGCCGGCTCCACCCCGAACCCCGGAGCGCCACTCATGGGATTTGAACTCAACACATACGGAAGTCGGAGAACCGAGATCACGAACGCCGCCGCCGATACCGCGACCGTCTTGCATCGAGACGTGCCGGTCGGCTGGCGGTCGCAGATCGAGCGCGTCACCGCTACGGCGGTGCGTTCGATGCCTCCGCAGCCGACACCGCCTGACGACCCGTCCGACTCCGAAGCTGCCGAGGTCTTCGCCGACGCCGCCGAAGCGTTCGCCGATGCGGTCGTCAGCCTGTCGGCGCGGATCCGTTCGGAGCGGGTCAAGGTCATGCGGGCGATGCTCGACGACCTCGTCCTCGGATTCGAGGGCGTGACGATCGACGGCGAGTCGGCGACGGTCAAAGCGGTCCTCGACGCGCTCGAACTCTCGGGCGGCGAGCACGACCGAGGGCAGGCGTTGCTCGATCTCGGCGATGCTTTGATGGATACGGCGACGATCGGCCCTGACGAGGAAAAAAGCTAAGGGCGGCACTTCACTACGCTGCGCATGTGCCGCCCAGCGAGGAGACGAGACGGGCATGGTCGAAGTCGAACTGGAACGGGTGCAAGTGGCATGGCGCGTGCGGCGGGACTCGCTGCGTCGATGGCGACCCGTATCCGGCGACCCATCGCGATCCGGAGCTGCGCGGTCGACGGCGTTGGAAGACGCCCATCCGATTCCCCTGGGAGGCGGCCTCAGCCGCCCTCTCGCCGTCCGATCGTCGCTTCTCGGGCTGTCCGGTCCGCGACTGCGACGGATGGATCTGGGAGGCGCTCTCGGCCTGGAACTCGTGGCGCGCTCTCGGGCGTCCGTTGCTCGTCCCCGGCGCGCTGTCCGAACAGCCTGCGCGACTCGCCGACGCGCTGCGGATCCTCGACGACGAGCAGGAAGTGATCAAGATGGCGCACGCCGAAGAAGTTCGGAAGGGCTGAGCTGATGGCGACCGGAATCAACATCTCGATCGGCGCCGACGGGTCGCCCGCCGTGCGCGAGCTGAAGAAGGTCGGCAAGGCGGTCAAGAAGGTCGGGACCGATACGGTCGCGTCCAATAAGCGGTCGGTCGGCAGTTGGACCGAACTCAGTTCTAAGATCCAGATCGCGCGTCAGGTCTACGGCAAGATCTTGCAGGTCTTGCGGCCCGTGACGGACTTGCTTCGAGACTCGGTCGGCGCGACGTCGAGGCTCGCAGACCAGACAGCGAAGATGGCGCGCAACGTCGGGACGTCGGCCGAGTCGCTTCAAACGCTCTCGTTCGCCGCCGGTCGTGCGGGCGTCGACTCGACGTCGCTCAACAACGGGCTGAAGCGCCTGAGCCGGAACATGGTCGACTCGATCTCGGGTAACACGCGAATGGCGGACACGTTCGAGGCGATCGGGATCAAGGTCAAGAACGCCGACGGCTCGCTCCGCAACGTCGAGGACGTGTTTAAGGATCTGTCGAACGTCTCGCGCGACCTCGGCGAGTCGGCCGAAGGGACAGGGCTTCGGATGCTCCTGCTCGGGCGGGGCGGCGCCGAGCTGGGAAACCTCATGATGGCGGGCAGCGACGGGGTCGACGCCATGGAGGCGCGCCTAGACTCGCTCCGCGGGCGCATGTCCGGCGAGCTGCTCACGGCGTCCGAGGACTATCAAGACGCCTTGCTCGACCTGAGCGTCGCCATGCAGGGCGTGCGGAATGAGATCGGCGAAGAGCTGATCCCCGCCGCCGATGAGATGGTCGACCGGTTCACGAACATGGCGGTCGGTGCGTCGTCGTTCTTCGATCAGCTTCAGAAGGAGGGCGACGGCGGACTCGTCGGCGCGCTCGACAACACGAAGACCGTTATGGAGAAGCTGAATCCGCTTTGGGCGACCTACGCATCGAACCTCTGGCTCGCCGAGAAGGCGATGGGGGCGCTCGAAGAAGAGGGCAAGGCTCAGCGTGTCGCACCGCCGCCGGATCTGGACGTCGCTCGATTCTTCGTGCCGAAGAAGGACCGCCGCGCCGAGGTCTCAAATGCGTTGGGGCGCATGGGCGGCGGCTCCGCTGGCGGCGAGTCGCCCGAGGACAAGGCGGCGAAGGCAGAGGCGAAGCGCGCGGCGATGATCGACAACCAGATCCGCAGCATGGAGCGCCGGGTTCGCCTCGCCGCGGTCGACGTCGAGACGCAGATCGAGCTGAATCAGATGTTCGCCGAGGAGGACATTCGGCGACGACTCGCAGCGAAGGAAATCAACGCCGCCGAGGCCGAGCGGATCCGCCTCGTCTCCGTTCAGATCGCCCTGATGGACGAAGCGGCATTCAGGAAGGCTGAGGCGATCGGGGCCGCGAAAGAAGAGGCTGAGCTGCTCCGCCTGCTTCGGTCTGAAGAGCTGGAGCACGCCGCCGAGATGACCCGGCTCGACGAGAAGCGCGCGGCCGACCGTGTCTCGATCATGGAGGCATCTGTCAGCGCCGTCGGCGATCTGCTCGCAGTCGGCGTCGACGTCGCCGACAAGCTGTATAAGAAGGAAAAGGGCGCGAACGTCTCGGCCGCAAAGAAGGCGTTTGAAGTCCGCAAGGCGTTCGCCGTCGGGCAGGCGACCATCAACGCCGCGTTGGCGGTGACGAACGCGATCGCGACCGCTCCGAACTTCATCGTCGGTGCGATCCAGGCTGCGGTCGCCGGCGGTCTCGGGATCGCTCAGATCGCAGTGATCGCCGCAGAACAACCGTCCTTCGGCGACGCCGGCCTGATGCCGTTCGGCTCGCTCCGAGACACGCACCGCAGCGCCGTGATCCGTAACGACGAGATGGTCGTCGACCCGCGAGGCACTCGGGATATCTCGGCGATGTTCGCCATGATGCGGCGCGGCATGGAGGCGAACAGCGGAACGGCATCGAACCAGATCACGACCCATGTAGTGCTTGACGGCTCGATCGTGGCGACGTCCGTAGAGAACACGATGCTCGACCGCATCGAACGCGGCGACGACTTCCGGCAACGGGCGAGGGTGTAGCCGTGGCTCAGACCGCTTTCTTCCTCAAGGATCTTTTCGACGGCAACCTCGCCGCGGGGTCCGGCTTCACCGCAGACCTCCCCGGCGCCAATGCGTCCCTTGACTCGCCAGGGCTCCAGGCGAAACAGATCGAGGGCACGCTGACGACGGGCACGTTCGAGACGGGCTCGTCGAACAAATGGATCGACATCAACGAAGGCTTTGGAGCGGTCCTGACGGCTGTTCCGTCGCAGCAGTGGACGCAGGGACCGGACCAGATCGGGGCCGCCCTCGAAGACGCCCTGAACGCTGCTGCGTCCCTGACGTTCGCCTACACGGTGACGTGGCTCAACGGCGTTTTCAACATCGGCGCGTCGAGCGCGTTTACGATCTTGTGGGACACGGGCAGTCACGGCACGAGCGGCACCGACAACAACATCGGGCAGGAGCTCGGGTTCAACACGGTCGCCGACTCGTCGTCGTCGACGAGCCATACCGCCGACAAGAAGCGGTACTCGACGGGCACGTCGTTCGTATTCGACCTCGGGACCGCGACCGAGCTGAACGCTTTACTCTGGTACGCCGAGGGCGGCGACGACGGCGCGACGGTCGACTTCGACGACGTCGTCGCGTACGTCGACACGAACCTGCGCGGGTTTGCTCGCGACGCATGGGTCGATGCAGCCTCGACCACGATCGCCCTCTCGACCCGGTCTGCGACGCAAGAATCGAACCTGATCCAGATCGGCTTCAACGACCCGGACACGGCGCCGTCGCGTCGCTGGGCGTTCGTCTCGTGGCGTCACTTCGACGAGTCGGCAGATCACCGAGTCGGGATCTGCAAGGCGTTCTCTGTGACCTGGGACACGACGAACGCTCGCACGATCGACCCGCTTCGAGGGCACCAGCCCTTCAACGGCGGGCAGCCGCGGAACGTCGAGAACTACTACCCGGCGCCCGGCCTCCAGCGCTGGCGCGCTAACCTGACGTTTTCCGATTGGGAGACTGCGTCTTGGCAAGAGGTCGTCGCCGCCGTGATCAACCATGGGCGCCGGACGGGCCTGCTCTGGGTCGAAGACCTCGACGCTGTCAAGGCGAACGGCGCCGCTGCGAAGCTCTCGGCGGTCGACGCCGGGACCGCGCTTTGGAGCGTCGTGCAGTCGACGAGCGGCGGCGACGCGACCGGACAGCAGGACGCCTATCGGTCGTCGTCGTTGTCGCTTGAGCAGCTCCCGTGATCGACTTCGCGTCAGCCTCGCTCAATCTCGCGTACCTCGTTGAGATCGAGTACCGGATCGACGGCTCAACGAAGCTGGCGCGGTGGTGCGGCCCATCGTCTCGCGTCGGCCGCGGCCTCGTGGCGAAGCACCCGACGACGGGCGTGATGGTGCAGTGGGAGCCACGGCTATCCGGCGCGTCGGTTGACTACGATCTGGGCGGGCTCAGCAGCAGCGTTACCCGCGTCTCCTCGGTCGGCTTCAGGGTCGCAGCGGGCGGGGACGACTCTGCCGACCTACGGGCGGACGCCAAGAACGGGTCATGGGTCAACGGGCGCGCGACGCTCTGGCACTACGACATCGCATCGAAGGATGCACAGCACGCGGGAGACGGCAAGGTAGATCGCAACCCCACCGGGCGAGACGACGGGTCGTTTCGCATCGGCGCGAGGCTGGCCCCCTACGAACTCGATCGACGCTGGCCGGCGACGAGGATCCCAGATGCAGTTCCCGACGAGTGGGATAGGACCCTGTCCAACTCGCTGCTATGGACGTCTAACAAACTCTCGCCCGCAGACTTCGCGCTCAACCCGGACCATCGCGGCAAGTATCGATGCCACGTCTTCGGCACGACCACGGACGGGATCTGGATGGAAGCCGTACCGTTCGGGACGATCGTAGAAAAGACGTTCGCGCTGGTCTCTGGGAAGCTCCACGGGTTCGTAACTCAGGTGGCCTGGATTCGAGACGGGACCGTATACGACCAGTCCGATGACGTGACATGGGGCGGGCAGACGCTCCGCACGGCCCACCAGACGCACCCGGACCGGGGGCTTATGGGAACGGTCGTGGTGTTCCAGTACGCGACCGGGCTGTCAGCAGTACGCCCGTTGTGGTGGGGACAGGACCCGTCGCTTGGCACCGGGTTCAGAGACAAAATCATGGTTAAGGTGTCTGGCTACAACGCCGCGCTTGAGCCAACGTCCCACGCCCTCTGGGATCCAGAGCTGGGCAACTGGTACAATTTCTGCGGCACGGGCAGCCCGGACACGGCAGCGACGCCGCCCTTTGCCCATGCGCCCGGCGCAGTCCGCGAACGGTACGAGCACGTCCTGTTCGACCTGATGACGGATCCCGACTTCCTCGGGCTCGGCTCCGTGTTCGGCACTGGCGCGATCTCCGCGTTCACGTCCACAGAGCCATCGTCCTCGGTCGGGTTCACCCGGCGGACGTGCGCGGTCCCGCTTGAGATCGTGGACGAACCGCCTACGTTCCGCGAAGTCCTCGCGGAGTTGATGGCGACGCTTCAGGCCGATCTGTGTCTGCGGTTCGATCCTGTCGTGGAGGTGATGATGATCTACCCGATATGGCGTGGCCCTCGACTCGGGGAGCCGGCAGTCTGGAAGTTGACCGAAGAGGATCTCACCCGGCGCCAGAAGCCCCGCCCCATCGCTGAGCTTGACGATCCATGGGGCGACTACGCGACCCGCGTTGCCGTGACTTCCCCCGACTTCTTTATAGAGCCCACGTTCGGGGACGAGGGTCTGATCGATCCGCGGGATCGATTCTCCACCCTGTTCATCGACGGCGTGGAGGAGTCGGCGGGGTTCGCCGGCATCCGCGAGAAGCGGATCCAGTTTAAGTATTGGCTAAACCAGGGGCCCGCGGACTCGGCAGGGTTCAAGGAGTCCGCCCGGTTCGCCGCCGACCACATGACGCAGCGGCAGCGGGTGATCGAGTCCACGCTTGGCGCCCGTGGCTTCCGCGTCCAACTCGGAGACCTCGTCTCATACGACGTTGACGGCTACTCGGACACGGTCGGGCAGGTTCGGCGCGTGACGTTGGACTTGGACAGGGTTACAGCCAAGGTCCGTACACTTCACATCAACGCCTTCGAGTCCCTCGGAACGGACGGCAAGGGCAGCGGAGACGAGAAATGAGCACTTCACGAATCGGCGACAAGCTCGCCATCGACAATCCGACCGGCGAGGTCGTGAGTCAGTCGATCTCGAACAAATCCACCATGGCGGCGCTCGTCGACGCCGACACGCTCGACCGCTCGTCGACCGGCGCCCTCAAGATCGCCGACGCGAACGCGACATGGACCAACGGCGTCGACTTCGACAACCTGCACCGACAGGTCGGGGCGATGTTCCGCGGCGCGCTCGTCGCGTCTGACGCCGCTGGCGGGATCATGTCCGTCCAGAACACAAGCGGGGTCACCCTCGGCCTCTTCGATGTGTGGGTCGACGTGACGACCGGCAGCACGGCGGCTTGCACGATCGACGTTGGCGCCGGCTCGGGCGCGTCGACCAGCTACGACACGCTGATGGACGGTCCATCGATCAAGACGGGCACCGCCGGCGAGAACACGCACCGCCTCCTCGACGTCGCAGACCGCGGAACGAACGGCAAGGCGTACACGAAGTGGGTCAACAACGAATACATCACGGCCAGCATGGCGAGCGGCGCGGCTGCCGGTCTCGTCGGAACGTACGTCATCTGGGCGATC